GACCTGAGCTCGCTTTGCCGCATCGCCTCGGAGCCCTGCTTCCTTGGCATCTTCCATCATCGTATTGTGCATTCCTCGCTCGAAAGAGATCGGTCTCATCGAGTTTCCGTTGATCTTTCCGTTTGCCTTGTAGTCCACGAAGTGACCGTATTCGTGAGTGAATACCATCTTATTCGGCGGAGAAGCGATCTCGCCAGTCGAAGGCATATAGTAGCCCCTGGTCCTGGTCCTCTTGATCGCAGTCGGTCTGACTCCGATTGCCATCGCCATATTCGTGACTTGCGGAGCTCCATACCAGAGCTTATCGACATCCTTGCCGAATCCTGACTCGAATTGAGCCGTAATTGGCTCGTTCCTTGGGGGAGTCCGGTCTTCTCGCTCGGTCTCTTCGACCTCTCCCACACCCTCGAGGAAAGCCACCGCACATCGGCAGTTGATCGTCTGCTCTGGGGGAGCTGAAGGGTCTCCAGGCTCCATCATCTGAACCCCACCCACCGTAAAAGGCTCATTCAGTCCGACGATCTGACCATCAGCGTCAGCATGGTCCTCTCGGGTCCGGTCGTCTTCCGCCGCCAGCCATTCTTTGCGGAGATTGAGCCCAGTCGCCTGAGCCGCCGCCATCGCTCCGATGTTGGATGCCGTGTGAGTCTCGGTCCTGGCGATCGTCGCCGCCCGATAGCTTGCGATGCTGGGAATCGATTTCCTGATATTCCGACCGATCTCTTCTGTGCCGAGACCCTCTTTCTCGCCCCTGGCGATCAATTGCCTGACCTGATTGACAGTGGTCTGACTGACCTGAGTGACCTTTGTCCCTGTCCACTGGCGAATATAGTCGTTGACCGCCTGATCGAAAGCATCCTTTTGGGTCTGCTTCAGGATCATTCCACGGTTGCGCTTCTCATTGGCATCCAGGATTCGATTCCCGAAGACATCCATTGCAGTGCGCCATTCCTTGCCCATAGCGGCGGCGAGCTTTGGATTTCCAGCCCTGATCCTTGCCTCGACCCCAAAGTCTGACCCGTCTTGCTCGTATTGCGCCAGCCCAGCCTTCATTGCCTGAGTGAGTTGGGACCGCATGGTCTTCTCGAATCGAGCCTCGAGCCTTTTCTGGAGAGAGATCTGGAGTGCGATCTCTCTGCTCCGGCTCGGAGTGATTAGATATTTCGGCATTTCAGAGAGAGATCAGTCCTCGTCCATGATGTCCGCCATCCGTCTTTCAGCCCAGGACCGACCAGCATCTCCGCCCCATAGAGCCCAGGCGATCCGACCGTTGCTTGGATATCCATCTTCTCCAGGATTCCAGCCCTCGGCTTGCTTGTCGACCTCATGCCGAGCGAAGTAAGACACCATCCTGACGATTGTGTCGTCTGAGAGATTGGCTCCCCTGGCGATGTCTCGAGCTCGAGCGATGCCGACCTCAGTGCCGCCTCGACCGTATTCTCTGCGCCAGTCTAGCCCTTTTTGCGCTTCGTCCCTTGCGCCTTGCGGCGGGATATTTTCTTGCTTGGACTCTTTTTCGCCGTAGGCGAGAGCCGAAATAGTCTTCGCATCCAGTCCAAGAGCATCTTGAGTCTGTCCATTTTGCGCCTCGTCCATGTAATTTGTCGGGAGAAGTCCGGCGGGTAAATATCCAGTATCGCCGCCATCGATGTCATCAAAGCCCATCTCGAGAGCTCGGTTGATCTCATTAAATGGGACTCCCATCGCCCATAGTTGCTGGGCCTGAGTCACCTTCTCAGTTAGATTCTCACGAAGAGCATCGACCTGGGAGATGTCGTATCGAATCCGATATTCAGGACCGAAGTCAGATGATAAGTGCTGATTCAGCGTCGCATTGATGCGGTCCAGCACTGGGAGCATCGTATCTCGCCAAAATCTGACGAGCCGTGTCGATATTTGCCAGGGTAGCTCGCTCATAGTTTCCGACCATTGGCGGCGGGACACCAAATGCCGAGCATATCTCGTCACGGATAAAGCGACGGGACTCTGTGAAGTCCAGCTCTTGCGCCGTGGTATTGAGCATCGTAACTTTTGCCGACGAGAAGAGAGCCTTGCGAGCGTTCCGTGGTCCGCCTTGCTGATCCTGGTAGATCTGGCGAAGCCTTGCGACCTGCTCCGCAGTGGCCTCTGGCGGGACTTCAAAGTGCAAGTCAGAGAGCCCTCGATTCTCGAGCGAGACCTTCTGAAATCGCTCTGCTTCATTGTCGATGTCCACGGCTTGAGCGGCGGACACCAGGGGAGAGACCCCGAAATACATATTGCCAGGGTCAGGGTATTTGAAGTGAATCATGTCCTCTGGCGGAATGTCTCGCTTGGTCACTCCGAGCTGATATTCATAATTCGCCACGAGTCGAGTCGAGCCAGGAATCACCTTGATCGCTTGCGGCGGGAGCACCCAGAGCTCGCCGACTTGACCATTCCCAGCTCTGACTTTCGACCAAAAAGCATTCCCAGATAGATCCTGATGCTGGATGCAATACTCGATGAGAGTGCGCCAGTCCATGTCAGGATTTGGCTTCTCCAAAAGTTTTGCTAGATCATTCTGGTCATCGTAGACCCAGCCATCCGAAGTTTTGCGCTCGACGATCCACGGAATGGAAGATGCGGTCGTGGCTCGAAGATTGACGCATGAATAGACCCATGTCGAATGCTTATAGCCCTCTTTGATAGCGAGCTCGCTATTCCATTCGTTGAATTTTGGACCTTTGCCATAGTAAGAGAGCAAGAGATCTGGGGCAGAGTAGGACTTCTGCTCTGCTATTTGTTGCCGCTTGAACCTATCGAGAAATCCCATCAAGCCCACTCCATTATCAGATTAGATGGTCGCATTATCGGCTCGAGCGAGTATCGAATGGCATCCATGCAGTGATTATTCGCATCGACCAAAATCGGGAGAATGTCTCCAGTCAATTTGTCCACCTTGTAAGAGTAGAGCCGAGCCTCTTGCGAAGTATATTTGCACCGAGGATGAATGACAATTTTTTCATAGCCCCTCAAGTGCTGGATTCCATCCTCGACCGATCCTGGACCCTTTTTCGCCGCAATGACATTAAACCCAGATCGCTTCATGAATGAGATTGTCTCTGGCCTTGCCGAGTCAGCTCTGATCGTATGCTTTCGAGCTCCTTCGACCGAATCAAAGAGAGCCGGAGTCTCCGTGATCTCGACCCCGACTCCATAAGCCTCTTCTGACACATAGAGCGTCCGGTCGTGAATGTATGACTTGACCAGGACCGTCGGGTCTTTGCTGAATCCCCAGTCAGCTCCGAAATAAGGTCCGCTCCATTCTGGCCTGGGCTCAAAAGCATCTATGACCCATTTTCCTTTTAAGACTTGAGCATCAGATATCTTTCGACATTCTCCGCCCCAGATATGAGCCGCTGAATCTGGATCGACCCTGAAGTCATACTCCATCTCTTTTCTGAGCTCATCTGTAAACCAGGGATTCTGGTCAAAGTTCACCTTGACCACGATGGAGTCCGGCGGCGGATTCTTAATGAATCGCTTGTATGTCGGATCTGTCTCTGCGTCCGGATTGAATGTCACCCATATCTCTGACCCTGATTTTCTGATTGTCGGAATCAATACTTTCCAGGATGCTTCGGACACCCGCTCGGCCTCTTCGACCCAGCAGATGTCGATCCCTTCCATCGACTTGACCTTCGTTATGTTGTGCCGCAGACCCTCGAAAATGAACATGGAGCCATTGCGAGCGACGATCTCTTTGTCTTTGACTTGGTAGAAAGAGTCCAGGCCCATTGCCTCGATCTGGTCTGCCAGTAGGCGATGGACTGAATCTCTGATGGATACCTGGAGCTCCCTGGCGCATAAGACCCTGAGTGGTCTGACACCAGCCAGGATCAAGAGCGTCCTGGCGACATTCCAGGATTTGCCAGAGCCTCGCCCACCATAGGCGACCTTATATCTGGCTTTTTTTGTAAGGAATTGGAAAGGGTCGGCGATCTGGAGCCGGATCTTGTCGGTCACTTTGTGCTGACGAATTCCACCTCGAGCTGGGGGATATTGAGATTCAGATCAGCATTGTCTGTCGTGGCCCCCAGAGCCAGCCGCCCGATCTTCTGAGCCGACTCAATAGCCGAAGCCAGAGCTCTGATGTCTTGCGGACTATTGCCACCGACTCCCAGCATCTCCCAGGACTTTTGCCGG